CCGACCCAAGGAGCCCCGCCATGACCCGTGTAATCGATATGCGCCCGGTGTGGATGCGGGCGGTGTGGTCCACCGCCTACGTCAACAGCCTGCCCGACAGCTCGTTTCTGCTCATCGTCGGCGCCGGCGACACCAAGCAGCGCTACTTCCCGGTCAAGGACGCGGCCGGGAACATCGACGTCGCCCACCTGCGCAACGCCCTGGCCCGCATCCCCCAGGCGTCCACCCTGTCCGCCGAGCAGCGCGCCCAGGCCATGGACAAAGCCAAAGCCATGGCCAAAGCCAAAACGTCGATCGGCGGCCCGCCCGGCACCTACGCCGGCACCGCCGGGTCGGGCCGGTCCGCCTCGGCGGCGGCCGCCGACGCGGATGCCATCCCCGACGACGCCCTGGGCGGCCAGGAGCGCACCTTCGAGCTGATCATGGAGCTCCGCTCCGGCGGCGACGGCCGCACCCTGTTCGGCCGGGCCGTCCCCTACGGCATCACCGCCGACGTCGGCCGCTTCCGGGAAAGGTTCGTGCCGGGCGTGTTCTCCCGCCAGGTGGGCCTGGCCCAGGTCGGCCACATCAAACTGTACGACGCCCACACCAAACGCCTGGACGGCGCCCATCCCATCGGCAAAACCACCCGGCTGGCCGAGCAGCCCGACGGCCTGTACGGCGAATGGCATCTCCACGACACCCAGGCCGGCGAGGACGCCCTGAAACTGGTGCGGGCCGGGGAGGTGACCGGCCTGTCCGTCGGTTTCAGCGCCAAGGGCGGCGGCACCCGCCGCGCCGACGACGGCGTCCTCGAGCGGATCAGCGCCCACCTCGACCATGTCGCCTTGACCCACGAGCCCGTCTACGCCGACGCCCAGGTGCTGGGGGTGCGTTCCACCGAACGGCTGGGCCGCTACGACACCGACCGGGACCGCCTGCGCGCCCTCGTCATCTAGCTAGAAGCGTTCCAAAGGAGCGGCCAATGTTCGATAACACCGGGTCGATGATGGGCGAGGTCGACAACCCGTCCGACGAACCCGACACCAACCCCATAGGCGCGGCGATGGGGCAGGCCATGGCCGGCGAGATGGCCTCCGCCCTGTCCGACCACGTCGACCGCATGCAGGCCATCATGGGCCGCTACGGGGTGACCGACATGATGGACAACCCCGCCGAAGAAGCCGCCGAGACGGAAGGAGGCTAGGCCGTGACCGACGCCGCGGTCGAGGTCGGCCCGTCGCCGCAGGCGGTCGCCGCCGGTGTGCTGCAGTACCCGCTGTTCGGCACCATCACCGACGCCACCGGCGCGGCCCGGCCCGCCTACTGCTACGACGGTGTCAACTGGATCTGGCTGGCCATGGACGCCTACCCGACCGTCGCCGCTTTGCAGCATTCCCGGTTCGTGCCCTGGTCGCCCGTCAATCCCGGCATGGGCACCGCCGGCATGTACACGAACCCGCTGACATTGGCGAACCGTACCAGTAACAACCCGGTGGGCCAGCTCACACTGCACCTTGCCTACTCCGGTCCGGCACCGATCAGCATCGATCAGTTCTGTGTCAACGTGACCGCCGCCGGGGCGGCCGGCGCGGTGGTCCGGCCCGGCCTCTACCAGATCGCCAACCAACAGAACCCGTGGCTTACCAGCAATGTCTACACCTGGGCGACGTTGTTGTACGAGGGGCCGCTCATCGACACCACCGGCACCGGCGCCCGAACGGTTACTTTCAGCCCTGTCACGGTGCCGGCGTACACCTGGTTCGCGGTGGGCGGCGCCGACCAGGTGGCGTCCGCCACCCGCACCACCGGCAATTTCGGGAACGGTGTCTCCACCGGCTTCGGTGTCAACAGTAACGGCTACGCCTCGGCCTCCAACACCGCCGTCTATATGAGCGGAGTACCCGGGCCGTTGCCCGCCAACTTCGTGATAACCGCTTTATGGGGCACCGACGACGGCGTGGCCTTCCGCCGCGCCTCCTGACGAGGAGCAGATCCGATCATGACCGTCGTGCTGGTCTACAACGAAAACTGGGACGACGGTCGGATGGTCGGCGGCCACCGGATCGTCGACACCGGCGGCCCCGACCTCCTCCGCCAGGACTTCGACGCCCAGGGCGCGGTCACGGCCGAACGGCCTCTCACCGCCGAAGAGACCGCCGCCGTCAAGGTCGCGGCCGCCGTCGCCGTCACCGACCCCGCGACGATGGTCGAAGCTCTGGTCGCCGACTACGCCAACCGCCAGGATCCCACCAACCCGCCCGCCTGGGTGGCGCCGGTCGGTACCGTCGGCGCCTACCTGCCGGGCTCGATCGTCGCCCACCAGGGCAGCACGTGGCGGAACGACCTCCCGGCCGTGAACGTGTGGGAGCCCGGCACCCAAAGCGCCGGCTGGGCCGATCTGAGCCCGCCGCCGTCCGGCCCCCAGCCGTGGGTGCAGCCCACCGGCGCGGCCGACGCCTACGGCCTCGGCGACCAGGTCACCCACACCGGATCTTTGTGGCAGTCCAGCGTGGCCGCCAACGTGTGGGAACCCGGCGTGTACGGCTGGGACCGGCTCGGCCCGGCCGAACGGAGCCGCCGCCGCTAAACCAGGTGCAGGTGGTCGACGACGGCGGGGTGTCGGTGCCGGTCGTAGCCGCGCCCGGCCAGCACCCGGGCCAGGCGGGCGTCGTAGGCGGCCCAATGCCGGGCCGGGTAGGCGCCCGCCCAGCGGTCGGCGCCGGCCGGCGCGTCGGGTTCGGCGTGTAGCAGCTGGGCCCGGAACCGGGTGAAACCGAGGCCTTCGATGGTTTCGCCGCGCTGGTGGTTGACGGGGTAGGGGTTGGCGCACCACCACCGCCGGCACACCTCCATGGCTGTCACCGCCAAGGGGGTGGGGATCATGTCGTGCTCGACCAGCAGAAAATCCTGCCCGCCCGCCCACAGCCGGGCCACCAGGTCGGCGTACGCCTGGTCGGAGGCGGACACGTCGACCATCTCCACCGGCCGCCCCAGCGCCTCGAGCGCCTGTCTGGTGGCGGGGCGCAGCCCGGCCGGCGTGTAAGGGCAGATCACCCGCACCGCCCCATCATGGTGGTACCGTCGCCGTAGCAGTCGAACCCCGGAGGGCCGAACCCCGCTGACGGGCGGGAACCGGCGGGTCGTGGAACCGGCTCAGGGAACTGGTCCTCGCGCCGCGCCCCTGGGCGCACCCCCGACACCTGAGGGAGCATCCTGTGAACCGACTGCTGGAACGCCTGGGCGGCGACTACAACGAGCTGTTCGCCCGCTACGACACCATCCTGAACCGCTGCCACGACGAGAACCGCGACCCCGACGAGAAAGAGTCCGCCCTGCTGGACGGGCTGCGCTCCGAGATGGAACCCCTGGGCGAGCGCATCGTCGCCTTGCGCGAAACCGAGGACCGGCGGGCGTCGACGGTCCTGGCCTTGACCGACCTGCCCGACCCGGCCCCCAAGGACCGCACCCCGGTGGTGCAGGTGCGCGGCGAGGCCGAGATCTACCGCAAAGCCGACGCCAGCCTCGACCGCCAGTTCTTCTTCCGCGACCTGCTGCACGCCCAGCTGGACGGCGACCCCGAGGCCCGGTCGCGGATCGAACGCCACCAGATGCAGATGCGCGCCACCGGCACCACCACCACCGGCGCCGGCGTGGTACCCCCCACCTGGCTGTTCGAGGAGTTCGCCATCATCGCCCACGGCGCCCGCCCCTGGGCCGACACCCTGCGCCGGGTCGGAATTGATAGTGCGAATCCCGTAAATATCGGCGTCCAGAACACCCCCGGCGCGGCCGTGACCGCCCAGGCCGCCGAGGGCAACCCGCCCAACGACGGCAGCTTCAACGCCACCGTGCTCACCACGTCGCCCAAGACGTACACCGGCAAAGTGGACGTCAGCCGGCAATTGGTGGACGGGTCGAACCCGTCCATCGACGGGATCGTGTACGCCGACTGCATGGGCTCCTACAACGAGCAGATCGAGCAGGCCGTGGTGGCCGCCTTCGAGGCCGCCACCGGCATGGCCGCCACCATCACCTACCCGGGCACCCCCGCCTACGCCAACCTGC